TTTAGCTTTGGAGGTTGATAACTGTTGGTCATAACTGTGTCCGATTTTTTCATCTCCAGCTCCATACAGCATTGCGTATTGGACTGTTTTCACTTGTCGTCTTGAGATACCAATCTTGTCGGCATTAATTTGATGTATATCTCCATTCAGGAGAATATCCGCATAGCGACCATTATCATACCGAGAAAGATAATGAGCAAGCATCCGAAGCTCAATCCCAGAAAGATCAGCTCCAACCATGACTTGACCTTCGCTTGCAATAAATAAACTTCTAAATCGTTCATCACTATTTACTTGGGCGAGGTTTGGATTACGATGAGCACAACGATGGGTATTAGTAGATACACTACAATGGTGATGTAATCTGCCATTAGTCGTACATAGCTTCAGCCAAGCGTTCGTGCCTTCCGAGATCTGACCAAGCATTTTCGTTACCGTCAAACATCTCAGAAACATCGTAGAAATTTCTGATCCAATCTCTTTCAACACCACTTCGTCGATGATAGGTTTCCCAGTAGTTGTCAGTTGAGTCGGAGTCCAGCCATAGAATGTTTGCAATATCCATGAAATATGATCGCGTGAGGTTGGATTGAATTCTTTTAATCGAGTAATGGGTGCACCCTTGACATATCCCTGTGTGCGGTTATCTCGTTTCGGAGTGAATTCTCCTCCTCTGACGAAAGGGTGTTTCCTTCGTAGTAACTCTTCAGTATTTTGAAGTTCTTGTCTGAGAGCCGATGTAAGTTTCCATGCAGCAGCTTCGTCAAATCTCCAGCCATGAATTTCTTGTTGTGTAAGTATTTCCTGAACGCGATGTTCTAACGCGACCCATTCAGGTAAGGTAAAAAGTGTTTCCAAAGTTTGGTGGTAACGTGTACATCTTGTGTGCAGTAGTCTTCCATTTCTTGTGACCAGTCTTTCCAATCAGTACTGGCACCGAATGAACCTTTAAATTCACCTAATCTGTATCCGTAAGATTCAAGAGAGTGTCTTCCATATAATTTCAATGGCATATGATTCCATTGATGCTTCTTATCTACCTTGATGATATTAGGGTGATATAACCTAGATAACAACAAAGTATCAATAACACAAGCTGGATTAGTAAACCAGCTGAAAAGCTTACGGATAACAGGGATGTCAAAGCCAATGATGTTATGACCAATAATGGTATTCGCATCTTTGAGTCGTTGTATCCCACGTACGATAGGTTCTTGAGAACCCGTGTCGTTATACGTGTAAGTTTCTTTTGTATCGAGGTCATGAATAGCAAGGCAGTGGATGGTAGTAACATCTTGCAGAAATCCGTCTGTTTCTAAATCAAATACGAGGCTCACTTCCCGGTCCATACATATGTCTTGTCAACGAACTGTGCTCGTTTAACAGCCTCCGGTGAAGGTGGGTTAGGTTTATTTAATGTTGTCAATTCAGGCACATCAATACGAATAGGAACACCTTCTTCTATAAAAGTTTTGTTCATTTCTCTATATTCAGAAATCATTTGAGGGGTTAAATTCTTCTTCGGGTTCAGTTTCATTAAACTTACAAGTTTCTAAATCATACGTGAGTGTACAAGCTACGCCAGTTTCGCCTGAATAGCGATTTTTAAGAACTCTAACTGTCGTAGAACTTCCATTTTTGTCGGATTGTTGATCTCTCTCCAATCCAAGAACGCTGTCGCTGAGTTGAGCGATAGCAGCAGATCCTCGCAATTGACCGAGGGTGACACGTGCTCCTTCTTCATGATTTTTGTCGCCTCCTGAGCGACGTAAGTGTGATACAAGGAACAGGGCAATTCCAGTACGTTCAACTAATGACCTTAGTTTGGTCATTGTTGTATCAATCATTCGTCGCTCGTCGCCGTCGAGACCGGATAACAAGATGGACAAATGGTCGAGAAATATGACTCGACAATCGAGACCCTGAGCAAGATACTCAATGCGAGAATAAATAACATCAGGATCGTAGGAGCCGAAGCCATCAAAAAGATAAAGGTTCCAATTAACCATTGTCTGATCAAACGCTTCCGTGAGTTCTTCATGTGTAGGCTCTCCTAAATGCAGCGATTTACCTACAGCTGCTGACATTAAACCTAAAGCGGTCCTCCTATTGGACTCCTCAAGAGCCAAGTAACCAACTCGTTCTCCTCTTTTAAGTAGAGAAGTTGCAAGTTCACGACAGAAGGAGGACTTTCCAATACCAGATCCTGCAGTGATTGTAACAAGCTCTCCATACCTGATCCCGTGTGTAAGTCTTTGTAGACCGTCGAATGGGTAGTCATGATCGTTAGGTGGGTTAGGTGTTGTGATCTCTTCTAAGAGATTCTTTCCTTCAATAATTCCATCTGGTCTGTATGGTTTCTTAGCCCAAAATGCTTCATCAATAGCTGCTCTATCATTAGCTTGAACAGCGTCTGAGATGTCCTTATAAGCCCCTAATCTTGCGATGGAAACCTTACCAGGTGGTAAGACACCAGCTGCTGCTTTAGCCGCCTCAGAGCCCGGCGTATCATTGTCAAACCAAAGGATAATGCTGTCATAACCTTGGAGAAATTCATAGTTCTTTTGAACCGCTTTCTTTGCACCGGCTGCTCCAGTTGGTAGCGAGACCACATCCCATGTGGGATATAGTTCGGCATAGCTTGCAGCATCAAGCTCGCCTTCAGTAACGATAATTTGTCTACCGTGTCCTTTCCAGAGGTGTTGTCCGAAGAATGATCCATCTGTATCTCCTTCATAAGAAAATATTTTGTTAGTAGTTCTAACTTTTGCTCCAATTACCTGACCATCAGAGTTGTGATAATGGAACCTAAGAGTTTTGCCGTCCTTATATATCTTGAACCGTTCGCAAGTCTTTTCGGAGAGCTTACGTTTAGGTAGATAGACAGCTTCACCCTTGTAGTGGGTGGTCATAACGGGTTTTTTAGTAACAACAGAATCTTTGCCAGGCGACCATTCCTGACAAACAAAACAAAAGGTGTGCTCATCTGTATAGACAGCTAAGCCGTCAGATGAGCCACAACTAGGACATGCTTCATGTCGTATAAATTCAGAGGAACCATTCTCCTGGAATGTTCCCGAAGCTGGTCCATGGTATTTCATTTTTTTCGCACCATTGTGCGTATGTAGTCTTAGATTTTTTACTAATGGTATTAAAGGGTGCTTGGAAGACCATCCTTAAATCAATCTCTGGATGTTGCTTCTTGACGGCTTTAATCTTGCGACGATCAGCTGCCTCCCAATACCCTTTGCACTCAAGATAGATGCCATTAGGCAGAAGAAAATCAGGAGTGTATATATGCTCAATTTGGTAGGGAATTTTTTTGGTTTCATATTCATAATCAATTCCCAGATCAACCATTAGATCAGCGACTTTCTCTTCAAGTCCTGATCGGAAA